TGTTTCAATTATCCAAGCCACAGGCTCTTGCTCTTGCTCAGGTTGAGCGAGGAGTTCATTAATATCGCCTGTAAGATTAGGGCATTTGTTGTGCAGTGCAAATGCTTCTGCACATAATTTCAATAGTTCTCTTTCTTTACTCATCTGTCATCTCCACAACCAAAGTAATCTTCTGGAAAATCCTCATCACGCATAGATGACGCAGACTGTTGCTTGTTAGTGGAGTGGCTTGGTCTGAACGCGTCTGTTTGCGCTCTGTATGACCCTGCAAGACGTTCTTGCTCCCATTTCCAATCGTTAAATTCTTCAGTTGTCATCATCTACTCCAGTTATGCCGTGTGCTTTTTCTGCAAACTTAACACCTTGTTTAAACGCTTCTCTCGTAACATTAAGCGTTGACTGATTACCCTCGCTTATTTGTTGTGGTGTTAAAGGCTCTCGTTTTAATTTAAGTTCTGCTTCTGCATAACCTCTTTGATATGCTTCTTGATTCCAATATGAGTCAAGCGCATGTCGTGTTGTTGGCTCTTGCTCAGTCTGCTCAGTCTGCTCAGTCTGCTCAGTCTGCTCAGGTTGTTTTGATAGCAATGCGAGGCTTTTTCCAGCTTCGTATCCATCAAGCCACAATTCAGAAGGTAGCATTTCTACATAATTTTCTTTTTCAATTATTAATAGCTTTTGATAAACACATTCTTCAGGTTGGGCAAGACACTCTTTTATTTCATCAACAAGCTCACCTTGCCACATATGGTTTACAACTTTTTGTAACAGCTCTCTTGCTCTACTCATAATAAATACCATCCCTAAAATCTATAAAAAGGTCACATTCCATTTGTTTCAATTCTTTTTTAAAGTCGCCATGCCACATGAAATCACGGGTATCAACCTCAATGCTAAGGTAACGTAAACAGTTTTCTTTTTTGTCGCAGTTGCTACCTAAGAAACGTGCATTTTCATTCGGTAGTGGATATTTCATCTTCATAATAATAATCTCCAAGTTCAATGTAATCTCCAATAAGAGGAGCGCTTGTACCTATTGCTTTACGGTAATAATCTTGCAATACAACTCCTTCCCAGCCTTCATACCAGTTTTTTGGAACTCCTTTTAATTCCTGTTTTACGGTGGAAAGAGTGCTTATAGCAACACCTGTTTTTTTTCCAATATCGTATAAACTATATCCCTTACTATGAAGCACTTGTAGTATCAAAGCATAATCAACTTTTCTTGCCATTATTGCTTATCCTCCAATCCATTTGCTTACGTCTTAATTCATCACAAAATAATTCTACTTCTTTATTTCTGTGCATAAACTGCACTATTGATGCAGCCATTCCAGTTAATTTAATTGGTTTAGTTTTTTTAATAAAAGCTGAAACTTCTCTAGCATATGGCATCCATTCCATAATTTCAGCTCTGTTAAATAACACAGTGCCATCAAAATGTAGTTCAGTATGCTTTGGTGCTGAATATTTCTTATCTATTAAAATCTTTTCTAACGTCAACATCTTAACGCCAATTAACTTGGCTATTTCTTTTTTGGTGATGTTAATTTGTTGGTCAATTTCTGGCATTTTCCCAATCCTCTCTTTTAATTTTCTTGCTCTAACTCTAGCATTTATTGATGCCCGATTTTCTTCACGATAGCGTTGATTATGTAAACGTCTTTTTTCTTTTTTTTCTTCTTCTGTCATCATAATAAATTCTCATAAAATTAATAATGTGCTGGATTACCAATTGAGCCGTTATCAATAACCGCCAGCCTTCACCTTTAATTATGCTGATAGATTTGGCAGAACATAATTATTGGCATTGGTAAAATTTCAAGCTTCCAGCGTACCCTAACTGCTTCCATGCTTTTTATATCAAAGAGTGCGGTTACACTGCCTATAAAATTTGTTTATTTCCCACACTCCACCCATAACCGTTCAGCTAATTTGTGCTTAATAGGGTTATTTGTGCGTACAGCATGGCGATACTGCCTACCAAGCTGTAGGCAATGTTTACTTGTTGGTTCTTTTGCAAAGGATGTATTGCTAATCGCCATTAATATTATGGCTGTAATTATGTAATTTCTCATATAAACCTCAAAAAAATGCCCAGTCATAAGCTGGGCGAGTGGTTTCTACCCTAAGGAGGTAACTGTTTTTACTGCTTGCCAGTTCATGGCAGTTTGAATAAGTTGATTGATTGGTTCATGGCGATCTTCAAATCTTGGTGAAATAACCGCATGTTCTATGATTTGAAAAAACTCTGAACCATCGCTGTCGATGATTTCACCATTAATTAATGCTTGGCAATAATCAATAAAAGATTGTGCAATCATAGTACCACTAATTTCACAATCTGTTAGCATGTTGTCAACCAGATCATCAACTTGAAGCTGAATACCAATTGCGTCATCATCAAACTCATATTCAAACTCTTCTGCCATGCAATCGTATGTTACTTGACCTTTCATTAGAACTCACCTCCTCTTGGTGTTACGAAATTTGGAACGTTGCTAGGCAATTCTAGCACTTGATAAATCTGCTCCTCTCCCTTCAGGTTCTTTTGGATGATGAAGCTACCGCTACGAGTTTTGTGGATTACACTGGATTTATCGTTGTTGGAAAATGTATTGCCAATGATAAAACCGCATGTTAAGGCGGTTAATACAATCACTGCTATTTGTTTGTTATTCATAATTTCTCTCTAGTTGTTGTTAATGTGGGCATAGATTAAATAATTATTTATCAAATTGCAAATATTTTTTATCTTTCCAATAAATAAATGCTTCATATGCTCCAACATAACCTAAGCCAATACAAACGAAAGCTCCCTGTTTCTTGGCTTCCAAGAGATATTCTTGCTGTCCATCCTGCCATTTTGAGCGTGTATGATCTTGGCGTTTTAATTCACAGACGAACGCAACGCTTGCAGGAATAATAATATCGGGTGCGCCTTTCACCATTCCTTCTGACTTTTGTTTAGTCGCCTGGTAAAAGGTTCTTAATCCCTCATTCCTGATATGTGTAGCAATCTTTCCGTAACTATCAGGATATTCCCTCCTTAACTTTGCAAAAAATGTGACTGCTTCAGCAGCTTCAGAAGGACATTCACCTCGAAACTCTTTATTCCCAAACACTGGTATATCATTGTGGAACTTCATCTAATGCCTCGTTATATGCGTATATTTTGTAGAAATCACCATCTTTTCTATAAGTAATAGTATTAGGCTCTTTTTGTCCATGTATTGTTGCGCGTAAAAAATTAGCATAAGCAGTTGGTTTTTTATTTGTAAACCATACAGGGAACGATCTATACTCAGTTACAAAATCAACTCGTAGGCACTCGTTCCCTGCTTTGCTAATAGTTGGTGATGACTTCATGCTGATAACCTTGTCAGTCTGTATTTGTGTTGGGTCTTTCTTTTTCAATTCGTGCTTACAACATGAGCAATACCTTGCTGTTATATCGTTCTCAGAATCGCATACCTCGCATAACTTATGCGTCCATCGATAAGCGCACTGGCTGTATTTGCCTTTTATGAGCTTATAACCTTGACATCTCCTTCCCCAATGAGCTGGCATAGCTCCGTATTCTGTTGCTATTTCATTGCCTTCTAAATCTATAAAATAACCATGTTTGTTTACACTAAATTTTTCATCATTCTTTTTAGCAGAGAACTCATTGGTGCATTTACATTCAGGACATTCAGAAATAACTGGCGACAATTCTCCATCAGATTTAAAAACTGACTTAATCTCTGGATTAAACAAATTTCCATCTGGAAAGTGCATATCAATGTTTTGAGCATAATCTAAAATCAAAGCATCTTTTTTGCCATCATGTATTCTTACAGACCTTCCTATAATTTGCCCAAGAAGCGCACTAGACTCGGTTTTTCTTAGTAAAGCGATAACATCTACAGAGGTACAATCAAAACCAGTCGTCAGTGTATCTACAGAAACCAAATATTTAATCTTTTGTGCTTTAAAGTCTAAAATTATTTGCTCACGTTCTTTTTTATTTGTCTTGCCCGTAATCATTGCAGATATGACTGGTGGCAATGATGCAAGTATTTCTTCACAATGCTTTATAGTTGCACCAAAAAACATAATGCTTTTTCTATTTACAGATTGATTTACAACATCAGAAACGATCAGTGATGTTTTTCTACCGTGACCAACAAAAGCAGCGTCTATTGTTTTATCGTCAAACCTGCCAAAGCTATTAAGCTTTAATCCTGAAGTATCATAAGATGCTGAATTAATCTCCCCAATTACAGGATTTGTAATATAACCATGCTCTAGTAAATATCTTCCAGATATTTGGCAAACAAGTTTATAAAAATAAGGGTTTTTAGCAATCGCTTCTGGTATTGGTTTATCGTTTAAATCAAGTTTGTAGATATAGCCAAGTCCTAACTTAAAAGGTGTGCTGGTTAATCCTATTATCCTTAAATTAGGATTATGACTTTTTATAGTATCAATAATATTAAATATGGTTGGCGTTAATGACTCATGCGCTTCATCAAGTAAGATTGCACCAAATTGATTACCAAACCTGTGTATCTTATTAGCTACTGTTTTTGGAGTTCCATACACCACATTATGTTTTATACATTTAGTTCCAAGTGATGCGCTAAATATTGAGCATTGATTACCAGTTGCTAAGTATTTTTCAATATTTTGCTGGCAAAGTTCTTTTGATGGCTGTAAACATAAAACTTTCTTACCACTAAACTCGTGTATTTTTCTAGCAAGTTCAGCAACTATTAGTGATTTTCCTGCTGCCGTAAATGCTTCGATCAAACAAGGTTCAGTTGATATTTTTATATGCTCAAAAGCATCATTTACTGATTGTTGTTGGTAGGGGCGGAGTTTCATTTTAAAAGCCAATAACTAACAGGATCACCGGTATATTCAGTAAGATCAACATCAGGTAGAAGTTCTTTAACTACTTTAGCGTAGGATATAGAACCAGCTTTGGTAACTTTAGTTAGCTTATGACCATTGATCTCACTATCCTTGCCATCAGCAAGTTTAACTATTTCATCTAGCAATCGTTTTTATTCTGCTACAAGTGCGTTTATCTGCTCTGCTATCATTAAATAGCGATCAACTTGTCCTTCACACCTTACTTGTTGGCGTTTATCATCAAGATACTTTTGTGCTTGTGGTAGTTCACGCTCTACAAGAAATTCATTGTAGAAGTCTTTTAACTTTGGTAAATATTCTTCAATAGCTAATTGATTAAATTGTACTGTTTCAAGCATGTAGCCGTGTGCCGACCATTGATAAAAATGACACCATTGGCACCCAGTAACAAGCAGTTGAATCTGTATCTGCATCCAGTAATGCGTTTGGTAATCTATAGACTTAAACTCTGGTGGATTTTTATCACGCAAACCATACGGACATTTAATCTCTATCAATCCATCATTACCGATCAATCCATCTGGTGATGCTCCAAGCCAATCTTCATAAGTATGAAAACCAGTAAGCTCTACTTTTTTATCAAACTTTAATTCATAATCAGCTAAAGCATTTGGTTCGTTATACGTTCCATAATTTGTTGCTGGATTACCTGTAAATTCACTTGGGTAGCCATGATATTGACGCACCATGTTACGCATGACATCTTCACGTTTCATGAATGGCGATAATCCTAAGATTGCACCAACATTACTACCAGTTACACGACCAGCTCTTTTTTTAAACCATTCTTCTGTTCTTTGTTGTTCCATTGTTATTTACTCTTATAGTTATAGTTAAAAATGCACATCCTTGTGCGTTTGTTTATTTACCAGGGGATTGAATCAATATCAACTACACTTGGTTCTGCTGACTTTTCTTCTTTAACTGGTGTAGCACCTTTGCGTGGAGCTACAGAAGCAACCCAATTACCAGTTCTACCTTCTAAATCCCATACCATTACTTTTATTAACATTGGTTTATTTAATAATGCTTTTGCCATTGCAGTATCATTTGGTGCTTCATCAGACTGTGCTAATTTTCCACCACAGTTTGCATCAATAGCAGCAAGCATCTTTTTAGCTTTATCGGCTTTCTTGCTATCCACATCAAAAACTCTAACCTTTTGAAATATTTTACGTCCTTTGTATATTGCAGGTTCTGCTATTACCCATCGTAAACTTATGTATTCATCACCTTGATACTCAGCCAATCCTGCTTCGTCAATCATTGCAAGGCAAGTTGTATTGTCAGGTATGTTTTCAATCATGCCACCAGAAGTGAATTCACCAGTTGTTGTAATTTCTTTGTTATCGCTTGTTGTCCAAAAGTTTGCCATTGTTTATGCTCCGATGCTTGGTATTAAATTTAAAAGTGGATTAGTTCCGTTTACAACCAATAAGTCATCGCTAATTCCATAGCGGTTCTTTGATATATTTGCAGCGGAGGCGTATGTTACCAGTATTCTTGTACCATCGCTGATTGCTTTCTTACGTTCTCCATCGCCAAAGGTGTGAGTTTCTAACTTAAGATAGCCAACCAAATCTGTATTATCAGTATAATGAGATACAGACTTTTTCTGCATACGGATGTTGTATCTTGTGTATGGGTCTTGGTCTGGCAACTCTATAGTTTCTGTTTCTGAATGAGCAATGAACACAATGTTCATGCCCTTAGCTTCATTAAGTATGCCAGCAGCTTTACGAACCCTGCCATGCAAACTTGACAACGCTTGGAATCCAGCACCATAACCACCCAATGCTTGGGCAATCGTTCTGGGCTTTTTAGGATCAGTATCAACAATGTGATTTGTGAACAAATTATCAAGCTGAGTGACGCTATCAATAACCAAAGTTTTATAATCATGATCTTCCTTGATTAATGCAGTTAGTTGTTCCCACAACATATCAACATTGCTTAGAAGTGGAAAAGCATCAGGTCTTGTTGCTGTTGGTATGGCTTGTAAACCATCTTCAGCTCTGATAAAAATAGGTTTTGGGAAGGTGGCAGCTAAACTTGTTTTTCCAAGTCCTGCATCGCCAGTTATAGTGCAAATGATCGAACGATCATCTGGTTTAGCAATAGAGCTTAATACGCTCATGGTGTTTCTCCTTACGGTTAAAAATCTTTTTCTCTAATTCCGTTGCACATTTTACTTAAATAATTTAGAATTGCAATACCTAAAACAAAATAATTTTTAACAAAGGGAAAAAAATAATGTTCACTCCAGAAGAAATTATAAAGAAATTGCAACCTTTAAACTTAACTTATCTATCAAAGAATACTGGCATTAAATATAATGTATTGTGGAAGTTTGCCAATAATAAATTGAAGATCATTCCCTATGATTTAATTAAAAGACTGAGTGACTATTTCAATGTTGCCTGAGTTATGTGATGCAATAAGAGCTGTAGGTTATGAACCTCCTCCTAATATAGCAGTTGGTAAGGTAACAAGATTCTCTACTAACGGTAAGCGCAACGATAGGTCAGGTTGGGTTCATGTATTCGATGATGGAAAAGGCGCAGTATTTGGTTGTTGGCGCAGTGGAGAGCAACACCAATGGTTTGAAAAACGTGATTATGTTCCTGATATACATGAGCAGGAAGCAATGCGTCAGCAGTTTGAGGAGGCTAAACGTAAAGCAATAGCTGAACGTGATGATGCTTATGCTGTAGCTGCAAAAGAGGCTCAGGTATTATTTGATAATGCCGTTCCAGTAGTAAGCCATGATTATCTTACCAACAAGGGCATACGTCCAAATATGGCTCGTGTGTTTGGCGGAAAACTTATCATACCTGTATATGGTTCAGATGGAGAAATTCAGTCTGTACAATCAATTTTTAGCGATGGAGCAAAACGGTTTCACTCTGGCGGTAAGATGGCAGGAGGTCATTGTTGGATTGGCGATCCTGTAGAGTCTGAAACTTTATTAATAGCAGAAGGATTTGCAACTGCTGATAGTTTACACCAGGCAACAAAACTTGCTGTATGTATAGCATTTAACGCTGGAAATCTTAAGCCAGTAACGCAAATGTTAGCCAGCCAATACATTGGCAAGAAAATAGTTATTTGTGCCGACAATGACACCAGTGGAGTTGGTATTAACAAGGCAAAAGAATGTGGAGTTGATATTGTATTACCAACCATTGATGGTGACTTCAATGACATGATGTCAGAAAAAGGTATTGATGCAGTTCGTGACATTGTATTTGGCAAAGTAAAGCAGGAAGGTTTATTTATCACCATTGAAGATATGATGGCAGGTATCAAAAAACCTAATTGGTTAATTAAGGGCATACTTGAGCGTGGCTCAATGAATCTTTTGTTCGGGGAGTCAGGTGCAGGTAAGTCTTTATTTGCAATGGATTGGGCGTTTTGTGCTGCTACCGGTAGGGATTGGCATGGTCACAAGATAAAGGAAGAGCTTAAAACCTTAATCATTATGGGTGAAGGCTTAAGAG